ACAGTGTATGAGACACCTGTAACCCCGTGCCTCCCTGCGGACAGTGATTTAACTGTTGAGCAAATCGTTAAATGCTGCCTCAACAGCATCCGTTTCGCCCGTCGTAGTGGTTGTCGTAGTGGTGGTACCAAAACGCTCAACTTCGCCTGTGCCGCCGTCAGTAGACAGGAAAGTATCCAAAAGCTGCCCCACTTCCTCTGTCGTCTTGCGCTCGAACAGGGTTTCAAAGTTAGGTACAGTCTCAAGCAATTCTGCACAGCGCTCGTCGCCACCGACGTTATCGTCGCAAAGAACTGTCTTGCGAGGACGAGGGCGAATGTCTGTAGTGGGAAAAGATGCGCCAGGCGCCTTTCCATACATAATCTTAAGATCGTTACCATCGTCCGGATCGGTGATATCGCCATAGTCCGGATCCAGAACAATATTCAAAAGCTTCTGATAGGCTGTCTTTCCATACCCCCAAACTCTCACTCCTTCGTTCTCTTCTCCGCGAACCAAAACTGGGGAGAAGAACCTCTGCTTTGCAAACATGTCCTTTGCCAGTCTCTTGCTCTCCTCAGTGCCTTCGTTCCAGAGTTTATTTCCGAAATCGCACACAGGGCATCCGTCTCCAAAATTACGCTTCGGGCAAAGAAAACCTCCCTTTGCCACGTTGTAGTGGAACCATCGCTCCTTGAAGGGATCACCATCGGCAGTCGGAACAATACGGAGATTATTCTCTCCATCGTTTGGACGCCAAAAAACCTTCTTACCGGTATCCTTGCCTTGCAAGGTATTCAGCTTTTGTTTCATTTTCTCAATATCAATAGCCATTTTGTACTCCTTATTTTTTTGCTCAATCGGCTAAAGCAAGTCGGCAAATTTCCCGACTAACTGCAATTATTATACAATATCTGTCCTCAAATATCAAGGACTTTTTAATTTTTCTCGATTTCTTGAATTCTGGAAGAATGAGCTACCATATATACATATTCGTGTTCATAGTCTGTTGCGAATATGCCATAACTCACTTTTATATTTTCTGTTTTTCTAGATTTTACTTGATCTACAATTTTTCTAAAAAGATGCGCTTCAGTCTCCAACTTGCTTTTAGGTATACCGTAATAATACCTAATTTCTCTTATGTTGTCAATAGGAAAAAACATTTTTTCTTCCCCTGTGCTAAAATCGACAAATCCATAAGTTGATATCTTTGCTGAAGGCACAGGGCGAGAAAAAGTATCAGATACCGACTTCGTGTTGTTAAACACATTAATCATATGAACTGTCGACACCAACATCTCATTCAAGCTCTCATGGTAGTTCATAATCGTTATGTTATCTATCATCTTTTCCAGCTCTATATTAGATATCATGTATATCCTACCCAGCGCTCCCGATCTAGCGTACTGTTGAAGCACATTTCGCGCCACCCTCTCTTGAAGTGTTTTAGATTCACCCATCAAGTCTACTTCTGGATAAATATATAAAACCTGTACACCACAACCTTTCTTTACTAATTTCTCCATGAGAACTAAAGATATCCCCGATATAGTGCTGGCTCCGCAAAGAACAAATAAAACACTCTCATCCGACACGCCTCTGAAGAAATTTCCAGTTTTAGCTTCATGCGCCTCATATTCTTCCGGGGTATCATACACGGGGAGCTTTAAATACCGCTTTTCTTTTACATCTTCTGAGTCCACCTTTAGTACTTTGTATTGTGGGTAGTTTTCAAACTTTCTTGCTATGTTGCACCCTGCCGTGCCTACACCTACTATCGTTTGCATGCTATCTCCTTAAGATTTCCGTAATCCTTGCCGGCGCTCACGTTTGCTTTAAAGTTTCCAAACCTAGTATTTTCGAACATCTCAACAATGGGTAAAAGACTCTTAAATTCGCTAGCCTTAAAATCAAGAACCACAGAGTCATGAACCGTAAATGCAATATTTGTCTCTTTGTCGGATAGGTAGTCAAATATCTTCAAAGCGTTCTCCAAAACCAAGTCGTTCGTAGTTGACTGGATTAAATAATTTAGAGAATGATGTTTGTCAGCTGGAATCTCTCTACCGTAAGGAGTCGAGACAATATCCCCGTCCCAAAAGTCGTCTGAAACGTTTCTATCGTAATGCTTTTCTATTGCTTCGTCTCTCGCTGAAGGATTGTAAAGCCAAGCAAAAAACCTCTCTTTCATTTCGTGTCGAGATGTATTTCCAGAAGTCAGATTCTCTACATTCCACTGGTGGATATCTCCAACAGGTTGCTCTTTTCCAGAAAGAGCCAACAGAGTTCTTATTTCTGCTCCGTTATAGTCTAGTTCAACAAATAAGTCATTTTTTGGCTTAATCACGCAGCGATGTTCCTTGTCCATCGTTAAAATGGGGAAAGTCCTTTTTACGTTCGTCAATCTTCCCGTCTTAGAACCAAACATATTATATCGCACAAAAGGACTAATTTTTACTAATTTTTGTGAAAAGCTTCTCGTTTTTATTTGATGCATTTTCTTGTTCAAAGCGTTTGAATCTATATTGAGCTTCTGACTTGCTATGGTTTCTATCATTTCGTGCACTGACGCCAGAAAGTTGTAGTTTTTTTGCTTTTTGCATGTTTGTAGCGTGTGTCTTGTGATTTCGTTTCGAAGTGAATAATAGTCGTGCAAAAACTTATTTGGCACCATGTCGAAAAAACAATTTTCGTCAAGAGAGACTTTGGCACAAGAAAAAGAGCGAAAAAAAGCCTTCATTTTGCTTTCGGCAGCGCTCCATTCTTCTTCAAGAAATTCTGGACACATTTCTGATAGTGTAGCGCCGCTAGATAACACATACGCATACTCTATTTCCTTTTGTGAAAAAACTGAGGGTGAGTACTTCCATGTCGCTGAGAGGTTTTCGGGCTGATTGTCGAAAATCAGCCTACCATCAGCAAAAATCCCGAAACACTCTTCTTTCGAGTCAAGCGCCTGAAAAATCAATTATCCTACTCCGATAGATATTATTCGTTAAAAGCTTCTGTTGCGCTTTTCCCATTCATAGATAATACACTAGTTTCCTTGCTCTTGTCAAGTGAAAAAGAGGATGTACCCGGAAGATAGACTCTATTTATCGACTTAATCGAGGAATTAATGACATTCAATGCTTTTTCTATATTATAATGCTCCGAAGCTATCATCGCTCTTTTTATTACGTCTTCAAAGTCGCTTTTCTCGATATCTCTTGTGGTTCTTGTCTCCATCAGGCGCGTGCGCAACAAGAGACGAAGCCAATACTCCTCATCATACCTGGGATTGTTGGGATTGAACATCTTTCGTTGTGCAGAGTCTGTCTTTGTTTTTCCCGAACACCTCCTAGTGGACTTTCTGAACGGATAGGCTGAAACAAACATGTTATACGTTGTTGTAAAGAAGCTGCGTATATCATCCATGTCTTCCAGGTGAGTTTTAAGACAATATCTTTCAAAATAATCAGAAGCTGAGCCTGGGTTCCACCTGACTCCAGACTGAGCCATGTAAGTCTGCATTTGAGGTGCTGACAAATCAGCCACAACTCGCCATGGCGCTGTCTCATCAACCAAAAACCCGAATCGAGCCAGCTTTAGGGTATAAAGTTTGAAGCCTCGACTGTTCGACAGCATCTTTCTCTTATTTGCATCGTCCGATATGTCTTTATCGTCTGTTTCTATCACCAAGCCGGTGACGGCTAGAGGCGATGTCGAATTCAGCATCATGGCAGTCTTAGTTATTGGAAGCTCCACCCCCTTACTGGAGAAATACCCACAAAACACCTCAATAAAATCATCAAAATTCAATATCCTTCTTTGGTTTTTGGGTAAGTAATAAGATAACATAAATTCTCTCACTTGACTAAGGTGAGTTCGGTGCATAACTCCGAAATCCCTCCAGCCATAAACGGCGCTGATGTTCGGCTTGCCCATAAATCGAGGATCGCCCGCCAAAGTGGTGTCCCTGTAATACCTCTGAAAATCTTCAAATGCTCTTACCACAAAATCTACCGCGAAAACAGTGGGACTGTCTTCAAAGTAGAGCACACTATTGCCGCCAGGTGTCAGATAACATGCGTTACCGTTCCTATCTACCTTTCCGTATAAATTGCTTGCTGACACTAAGTCAATACCCGCCGGGACATCGTTGGGGTAAATAAACTTCGAGTACTTTCTCAACTTAAAGGCTGCTTTAGCTCCTGTGGTGTTGTCTGCGGTAAACCTTCCCATTTATTATTCCTCCGAACTTGGCTTAAGTACTGTGAAGACTTTCATCTGCCCATCGTCGTCTTCAAAATGAACAACAAACCTACCATCTTCTCCTTGGGTTATGTTTGCTTTCTTTTTCTGTCCGACAAAGTTGTTAGCCGTATCCTGTAGGTGATCCTTGAGGACCGGATGGCTTCTCATCTCCTGCAAGTGGGTGTGCCGGGTGTTCCAGGTGTTCCAACTGAGCACCGTTCCGCCCATCGCTTCTCTCTGAATTTCCTCTTGCTCCTGCAAGTAGGCTTCTTTTTGCTTTATTCTTGCGGTTGCCTCTCTTTCCTCTTTTGTTGCTAGCCTCACGCCAGATGGGAGTTTGGTGTTTTGTTCTCCATTAACTGACAGACTTTCCGGAGTTCCAGCAATATCAGAGTCTCCCAAGCGAACAACTTCACCCCTCCTTGTCGGAATTGTTCGAGCAGGATCTTGAGACGTTTTCCATCCGTTGGATTCCCACTTTGTCCTAAGTTGAGTCTCGAAAGTGTGCCCCTCTACCTTGAGAACGACTCCCAACACAACATAATAGCCACCAAGCCCCAATTTAGAAACAATGCTATTTTTGGTGTTTGCTGGTTCACCGGTTGTTAGAGCGGGGTTAACAAACACTCTGGAACCTGGGTAAAAATATGTATTCCCCACCATTTTCACATCTGCAACATAGGGGTGTGATATTCTCTCTATACTTCCGTCCATGTGCATTCTGTCCTCCTTGTAGAATGGCAAAGCATCCTTTGAGAAGTTTATTTCCTTAATAAGTCCCCTGTCCTTACCTAGCACGAGATGGTAAATTCCAGCATCCAAGTCCTCTTTAATATTTCCTGATTTTGAAGTCAGAGGGACAAAATCCGCATGTAGCAAAATAGATTCATGAACCCCTTTTCCAGTTCTAGCTCTACGCTTTTTAGAAATTCCCTTGAGTTTTTCCATCACCTCGGCGATAGTCACCCTGTTTGGAAGATTCTCGAACGGGTTCGAGGGATAAGTCAAAATAGTCATCCCCAACTTATTTCCTTCACGGGATACCATCGGCGCCTCCCTCTCATAGCACCTACCCCCAAGAGCGGGAAAGATTATCTTTGTAGCTATAGCTCTCAAAAATTGAGCAAAAGTCCAACTGGTTTTATCTTTCTTTACTACGTTCTCTACGAACCAATGCTGGAATTCGCTTACAGATACTGGAATATCTGCTATGTTTAGGTTAATTTTGGCTTCCTCTGTGCCGAATATCAGCGGTCCAGTGATTACGTCAAATAGATTGCTATCTCCATTCAATCCGTTTTCATCCAACAGCTGCAGTGCCACATCTATCAAATCTCCCAAAAAGAAATATCCAAACTCATAATTTCCGGAACTAAGAGATGGCGCGGGGGACGACTGATTTGTGGATTCTTTTATTTCTGCTTGGTTTTTGTCTTTTTGCGCTGCAGCATTCTCTTTTTCAAGTATTTGCCTTTCAATATCTGTCGACAACTTTATTGAATCTGTGGCGTCCACCCCTGGTGCCTGTGGGGGTGGGGGAGATATAGTCTTTGTGGAACCTAGTGAATCCCCAAACTTCCCAAACGCACCTCCATGTGCTTTGGTGTGAAAATCCATCTCCTCTTTGTCGACACTTATATAAGACACTCCTCCAATCCCCATTGTAGCGCCGGTAAAGCCCCTGTTTTCCAGGGCTTCTATTAACCTCTTGTAGGAGTCGTGAGTTAGTTTAAGTATCTTGGATTTTACTTCCTTGATTTGTTTTTGCTTAGATTCGACAAGAGAATTCAAACCTGCCATCTGCCCCTTTCTCAAGTGCTTGAATTCTTGATCTCCTTCGGCTATAAGCTCGTTTTCAAAATCCTTCAACTGCTCCGCAGTGAGAGAGTCTGGGTCAGTCGAGGGGTTTTTCTCTTTGTATCTCTTTTTGAGATATATGTTTCTTTCTGGGATAGCGCTCCTGTCTATCTCCGAACTCACCTCTTGCACTGCCTTGTTGAAGCTGTCGAGGTGTTTTTGCCTCTCCTCTCTCATCTCTCTTGTCTCGAAAAGACTAGTTCTAGAGTCGTCTTCCAGAAGTCCCTCAATTCTACCGTGATAATCAATGTCGATAGTCATGGTGCCATCCTGATTGAAATTAAACGTATGATCATTCAAGGTTAACAGCGCTGTAACCCTGTTTTGTACTAGAGCGTTTTTTAACTTTTGTCCGAGAAACGAATTTCTATCTGTTGGTACAGACCATCCCAGAACAGCCTTTATTTCAAAGTGAATAGGATCATGAACCTGGGACTCATGATAATGTATGCCTGAAAACATGTCCTTCAGCCACTTAGTCTTGTATCCCTTGCCTCTGAAGGCTCTGGAGGGGGCTATCAAATCTATATAATCAGCTCTGTCTGCATATTCGGCAAAAAAAGCACTCATGTTTTGTACAAATATTTTCAATTTTACAGAAAGAATTCTTTTTGCCGATTCCATGTCAGTACCCTGGTATTCTACCGTCATACTCTGAATACCTACGCTACCCACTCTTCCCGAGGCTTCTGTTAATATGTTTTCTATACTACTCTGTGTTGTGTGATCGTCAAAAATGAATCTTTCGTCTCGTGGTATCTTATTGTCCCCCTCGTACACTCTTTTGTAAAGCTCTATAGTTGGCTGCAACAAAGCTAACTTGTCTTGAGTTATGTTCATCATCTCTTCGAATCCCAGTCGCTTGTGCATTCTAGATACAACGTCTGGGCCGCCGTCTACTATCTTTAGATACTTAAACCTCTCAGAGTGGCTTTGACTCATCTTTGATAAAGGCAATATATTATGCAGTAAAAAACACTGCTCCATAAATCTAGCTTTTTCTTTATTGTCTTCTATAAGCTTCTGAAGAGTGTCTTTGGCGTTCTCTTTCTGTATTTGTTCCTCAATGCGAGCGCCTCCTGATAGATTCTCTTGAATTCTTTCTACATTTGCCTCTATTTGTGTTGCTGATTTGAATTTATTATTTTTGCAAAAGCTTATAAGATATTCTCTGAGGGCTGTATACTCCCCAGCGTATGCTGTTCCATCGAAAAGTTCGGATTTTGGTGTCGCGCTCAACTCCTCTAGCCCAAACCACTCTTTTGCCTTGTCGCCGCCAGACGAAAGTGCCCCAGTAGCCAAAGACTTGAGAGCCCCAACTCTGTTACTGAGTTCGTCGTCCGGATCTCCATACACTAGTTTACTGCCCCTTTCCTCCTGTTCGCTGAGCCATGGATCCTTGTCTTCAACTGCTTTCAGATATGCCTTTATATCATTCAGCTCTCCCCTTAATCTCTGAACCCTTTCTTCGTATGCCAGCAAAGGACTTTTATTGGTGGCAACTATTGAGCCATCCTGATCCACGCCTCTAAAAGCAAGGCTATTATCTAAGAGCTTCTTTAATGCCTTATGTTTTGCTTTATTCGTTACATAAGTCTTTATAAATTTGTGTGCCAACTGGACGCCCATCATGGCGTTATATTCTTTACTTATCTTTAAGTTTTCCTTAAGAGATTCTATTCTTTTGCCGGCTTTTATTTCCTCTTCGGCACTCAGGAAGGCTCCTGCCTCCACCACCCAACCCTTTTTTAATTGAGTTGCAACGGGGTACACTATCTTTTGGACTGCTTCGAAGAATTCGTTTATTTGAAAATTCTCATCAGCTGCCATAGTCTCCAGCCCTCGACTTTGGCCGACGCCTTCGGGGGTATCATACTCCCATACCTGCCCTTCGTTCCAACCGCGAAGGACTACTGGATGTATATTGCGTCTTTGGTTTTGCAAATGCTTTTTTACTTCGTCCAAAAACCACCTTTTGATGAGAACTCTTTTGTCTTTTTTGTATGCGACTTTAGCTGCTTCAACGTTTGCATATAAGCCCGGAGCTGCCCGATTTTGTTCGGCAGATCTCCTGTCGGCGAAAAAACTGTCGAATGGAGCTTGTTGTTGATGCGTGCTAATCAACCAAGAATATAGAGTGTGCTGCCCTGTTCCCGAGGCGTCATCATTTCCCAAAACAATAGAGGAGTCGAAAGTGATAGTTTGGAGGCCCAGCGCGGATACAGCGGACTCATATGTGTGCCAAGTTACCTTCATGACTTTACCTGTAGTATATTCCCAATATCTGCTCTAGTGGAAGAGGAATTTCCACAACATCGCCCAAACTTAGGTGGGCTTCTGTGGGCTTATTATTGAACCACGCTATAAGCCACCAATGTTTAGAGCTTCCGTAATATTCGTGCGCTAGCTTGTAATACCTGTCTCCCTCTGTCCAGATATGAGACTCTATCACTAGCGATCCAAGATCTTCGTTCGTTATCCTGTTTATGGATGGAGAGTTATAGTGCAAGAATCCCTTTATTCCTCGTTCGCGAGCCTTTCTGGAATATTGTTCTTCTCTATTGAAGAATATCTTTCTGTCGACATATCTGCTCATGGTGTCTTTCCTAGAACGTCGTCATTTGCCCGCTGCGCGCGTCTTTCACCCAACTTAACCTCGGCCAATCTACCCTCCTTTTCGGGACAGTGGCTGTATTTTCCTGTTAAATGATCCACTCCATATGGGAACCTGTCTTCCGGAAAAGTTCCTCGCCATTTGATTCCTGAGCTGCCGCCCTTCTCCCACCCCAGCTTATGAGTATGCAGCACTGTAAATTGACACTGCATTGAGACACTCTTTGGGAACAACTGCCCCTTTCCTGGCATAAAGAACCCCGATTCAAAAGTTGGTGCATAATTAAGCGAATCGACAACCGCAACTAAGCCCCCTGTACCAGCATACGGCTGATCACCTGTGGCACCAGCTTGGCGAATAAAATTTGCAAATTTAATTTTCATCAATGGTGCTGCCTGGATAGTTTCCGGACTACTTGAACCTTTCTTTGAGGCACTATATACTGGATACATGAGAGACATAAGATGTTCTATCCTATGTAGATTCGCAATTGATTCCTCTAGAGATACCGCTACGATGTCCCAACTTATACTTATCATTCTCTTTGTGCCCTGATATGTCATTATGGGATCCATTCTGCCATATACGTCTTGTGAGTTCCAGCCAGCTATGTACTGATCATCAAAAGCCGTAACAAACCCCTTGAATGATACACACTTTCCTGTGGCTATATGAAAGAAGTCGATATATAAATCCTTATTGGCGGTTAAAAGCTGATCTCCTACCGATCCTTCCATGTGAACTGGAAAATGCGTTGTATGTTTATCGTATTTTTTTGCCATTTATCTAACCCCCCAGGTTCCTGAGTTATATTTGTTCACCGCCTTTGCTAAAACGTCTTCACCCACCTTAACTGTTGTGTCTTTGCCTGCTATTACGCTAAGCAATCTCACTACCTCTTTCATAATGTTGTCATCCGTCCCTGCCGATTCTGCTGGCCCGCCTAGCTTGTGCCCAATCATTGTGAATTGCTCTCTGTTGTGTATCGGCGTTATTTTCCCTCTCTTAGCCGTTCCGTCGCCCTGATATATAAAATCGTTGACTGCTGGACTAGTGTCCGCAAGTGCAGCTCCTCCTGCTACGAGTGCTGCACCGCCTGCAGACATACCTAGTCCGGCGCCGAGGGCGGCGCCGCCAGATGTAAAGGTTAGTACTCCCGCACCGATTTCTAAACCGCCTCCGATTACTTGCATTAGTCCTGCCATAAAGTTTCCAGTCAGCATGTTACCTATGCCCTGTATCACATGATATATTCCGAACAGTGCTCCAAATATAGTCCCAAAAACCTTACTAACAAACTTAAGAACGGGTGTCATGATAGTCCATGCCCTTGTCATCACTCCAGCCGCCTCCTTCGTATGCGCAAGCCAGGATGCCGTCACGCCGAGTGCAGTACCCAAGGCACCCACCACTGTACCTAGATGTCCGCCGACGCTCATTAGAGCGGCGAAACCCTTAAACGCAGACTTTGCTGCAGGGAAAACATCCTCTACAAGTGTCGTCTTAAATTCGTAAAATTTCTTTCTCAGTCCCTCAACAAGCTCTGCCGGTTTCGCGTTTGCACCTACGCCTGCAAATGCTGCAAGCGTCTCCATTGCCAAATCTCTAAAAAGAAGATTTAACTGCTGCATAAAAGGCACTGTTTCTTGTATTTTCTTTTTATAATCTGCCTCTCTCTTCGCTGATATCTCCATTGCCTTAGATCGCTGCAAAATTGCAGATTCATTTGAATTAAAGAGGGCTGTAGCTTCTGCCACATCCATGTTTAGCGCTTTTGCGACACCTTTTTGCTTGTATCTTGACATTTGACTGAAACTTTGTCCTGCCGCTTCCATGCTTCTCTTTATCGCTATAAGCCTATCTGCCTCTGTCATGCCAACCAACTCAACAGTGTTCAAGTATGGACCACCCAAAAAGGCGTTCAAAGTACCGGCGATACCGGCGGCGCCCTCAAAAGTGTCCATCATCCCTGCTAAGCCGAGCAACTTGCCCATTTCAAGCCCAGCTTCCTTCGACACTGCAGCCATACGCCTAAATTCAGACGTCATCTTTCCGCCATACACAGCCAACATCGGGGACGCTGCCTGAAAGTCTGCCGCAAGTTCTTTAACCCCCTTGCCGGATGCTGCAGACATGTTGTACAGTTCAGCTGTCGCCTTAGTTGATTGAGCCATTGTCTCTCCAATAACAAGATTCATGAACTGCATTATCTTTACCTGATCTTGGTTTGCCAATCCCAACTTATCCAACATCGCCATCTGTCTAGACAAGCTCTTCTGAGCTTCTTCTGAAATTTTCGAAAAGTTAGACATCCCGCTCCAGGCTGCGAACAAGTTTTGCGTTAATTCTGCAAATTCCATATGAGTGCCCATTGTCTCGGCTCTCAAGTCATCCATAACCCCCTGTAAGTGCTCTGAGCTACCTGCCAGCGTTGTCATTTGCCATGTTGCTTGATCTAAGTCATTTACTGCTTGAATTAGGACGCCTGCGAAAGCGCCGAACAAGTCCACAACGCCGGCAGGACTAAACGCCTTTGCCATCGCCATTCCAACACCCCTCAGTGCGCCCTTCATACTGTCTAAACTTGTAATGGCATCGCCCAAGCCGCCTCGAAAACCCAATATACTAGTAGCCATCGAAGATATTGCTACTTGCGTCTTTTTAGATGCCTTTTGCTGATCCTGCAGAGATTTGAGTACTTTTCCATTCTCTTTTATGAACTCGTCCCACTCTTCTGTGGCTTCCCTTACGGCTGCAGCTGTTTCCCTTACTGTTTCTGTGGATTTATCAAGCTGCACGTTAAGCTTACTTAGTTCTAGTCGCGCTTTTCTTTTCTGCTCTTCGTTTGCGCTTTCTTCGTCTCTCAGTCTTTCTTGAATTTGTATACTTTCTTTGAGAGCCTCTATACGGTTCAGTTCCGCCTGATGTTGGCTTTGGGACAACTCAAGACTTCTTCTTCTTTCAGCGATGTCTTCTTTCGTCTTTTCAATGCTCTTATCGAGGTGATCCAAGTCAGCGCGTTCTACGTCCTCTTGAGCTTTACGAGCCTGATCTCTCAAGGTTCGTAACTCACTTATTAGATTTTGAAGTTCCTGATCTTCGATAGCCACTTAGGGTACCCTCCGACTACTTAAATGGCCAGGGTATGTTGGTATCCTTTTCGAACTGAGATACTGCCCTATCCAGTGTCACTCTGCTTTTAAACGTGCGAGGGTTATTGAGCCCGTGATTGTTGAAGGCATCCATGTACCTTTTCTCGGCTGCAAGCGCTGTTGCAAATCTCTTTATTTGCTGTGGGCTTCCCTTAATAACACCAGAAAAAGGATTCAATGTCGAATTCGAGCCGAACATGAGCCAAAGCATTTGCTTTATCTTTTCACCCATAACAACAGCATTGTAGAACTCATTCAACTGATTTCCTTTTGTCAAATCAATTTCAATAATCTCTTCTTCTTTCATAATGCAAACCTCCGCTAAGATAAGTAGTTTTGAGATATAAAATAAACAAAGCCGATATTAAATCGGCTTTGTTATTACTTTCTTCTTTGTCTTTGTGCTTTTTCCATTTCTTCTTTTTGTTCTTCGAAGTGCTTCACCAATCTATCAACAAACCAGAGTCTTATCTTGATTGGGAGATTGTATGCCTCCCAGAAACTCCAGCCACCGTGATGCTTCAAAGCAAAGAACTGTTCATAAACACTTTCGATATAGTTATGATCTAGGCCAAAAGAAATCGCCCGTGAAAGGCACCTCCACGACTGATCCGGTTCCACACTCCGGACAGGTAATGTCCTGTGTCAAGTCGACATCAGGAGATATATTCGTATAGGTAGTTCTCAATGCTCTAGAATCGCGTGCAGGCATAACGTCGACAAACTGAGATATCAAAGCTTTATCTTCGCTTCCATTAGCGCTTACTATAATCGTTTTAAGCAAGTCTGTTAGGGTTGCTTCTGGAAGATTATACTTTTTCTTCTTTTCTGCAACTCTTGCAAGCTCTTTTTCCTCTTTTCCAGTCAAAAGTTGAATTCCGACTGTAACTTTGGAAGTAGGAAGTTCAAAAAAGAACAGTCCATTGTCCAAAGTAACTCCAAGCTCCTCAAAATCGGGCTCTTCGTTAACCTCTATCTCATCTAGCTCAAATGCGTGAGTAAAACTAGCAGCACAATTTGGGCAATTGACTGCAGCCTCATATCTAGAGCCATAACCAGTTGTCCTAGCGGCTACAAGAAGTGCATTCTTATCACCAACCAGCAAATCATCTGGATTTACGTTTTTATCCATTATAATACTGGACAATAGTCTATCTAGCACAATACCCTTGTTAACCAAAGTCTTAGATGTGAGGATATCTTCCTCTTTTGCTGTCATATACTTAATTTCAACTGTCGACTTGCCGTGTAGAGGGTGGTTTTCCGGATAGAAAGTCCCTCTTGAAGGCAAATCAACAATTTCTGTTGGCATAACAAAGGAAAACATCGAATCTTTCGATTCGGTGCTTCCTTCTAAAACATTTGGTGGGGGAGTAGGTGCGTCAGTAACAGAATTGATTCTGTTTTCATTTCGTTTTCTTGACATGTTCTCCTCTTCTTGTCATGTAATCTTAGATATCACCAGCGGCGTCGGGGTGAATACGTGGATGTCCTGGCAACATGTTGATTCTTCCTCTTGAAGAGCTGTCGATGAGTCTTGCCCAGTCGTAACGAAGTCCGACTTCAATCTCAACGATAGCATCATCCTCGTAAGAAAGATCTCCAAAGTTAATGCTCTTTATCCACGGGTTCTTAAGTTCCCAAGCTTCAATGATGCCCTGTCCATCAGCGTCTATCTGCTTAATAAAGATGGATCCACCGACAGCACCGATTGACTTTTTCTTCGATATGGTTACTGGGCCGTCCATATCAATATTGTCTGGATAAACATAACCAGCATCTTTCAAAAGCTTCATCAGTGTTGCGGAAGCATCGGGCGAAATAGGATCGACAAGCGTACATGTAATGTCGTTCCACTCCACTCTACCGGGATAGTAGAACTTGTAATTGAGGAAAGCGTGCTCAGCCTCACTTACAGTGAAGTTAGGCTTGGTCACCTTCTTCATTACCCACTGGTCAATCCCTCGAAAGTTCATGACCCATCTATACGCTCTCTTTGGCTCTGTTACGGCATCTGCCCAAAATCCTGCCATTTTTTAAGTCTCCTATAAAGTCTATTATATACCATAATTAGAGTTTGTTTAATGTTTTTCTCTAATTAATCCTCAAATGCAGCACCCGTGTTAGTGATAACAAAGTCAACCGCGATGAACTCCACTGCGCGGGCTGGCTTCAAGAATATCTTAGCATACATGATATTTCTATCTACCAAATCCGGCGTTGTAGTGCTAGCATCTAGCACAACCTTAAAGTCCGACAAACCAAAACCAATCTTAACACCCTCAAGGAAAGGAGTAACTTGCTTAACAAAACGTTCCCAAGTAACCTGGACATTCTGATCGAAAAGTAGTCTCGCAGCAATTCTGGAAACCTCTTTCTTTACGAATATCATCAGTCTTCTAACATTGATTCTGTCGAGAGCAGAAGGCGTTACTTGTAGCGTCTTCTGTCCGAATACCACGATACCCTCTGATGGGAAAGAAGCTATCGGGTTTATGTTTGCATCATAAAGAACATCCCGCTCCTTAGCTGTCAATCTCTCTGTGACACCAAGAACTGGGATGCCAGCGGAACCCTCTGTCAAGCCACCGCGATTAAAGCCGGCGGGAGCGAACCAAAGAGCGTCGCGATTTTCTGTGTTTGCCATAACTCCAAGAGCAACAACCGAAGGAGGTGCCCACACAGACTGATCGTTTATCTCGTCGTGTATCTTTACCCATGGGTAGTATGCACAACCGTAACTGGAGTTGATACCTCTTAGCTCAAAAGTCTTTGCAACCGACTCTGCGCCGTTGCCCAATCTAGCCTTGAACGAGGATGCTATAGCCTCGTAAGGAGAGGTATATACGCTGTCGATATCAATGACTGCCAGTGCATCTGCTCTGCTTTCGCAAATTGTCAACATCTGCTTTGTCAAGCCATCTGCAGTAATACCAGGCATTGCCATCATATTACACTCAACAACCTCTGGATCCGAAACAGAATCAAGTGCTCGCCTCACCGAAGCGAACTCGTAACTATCTCTTTCGTTCTGATCTCTGAGCAGCCCATTTCTGAATGGCTCAGACTCCGTAATGTCCAATCCGTCACAACCACCATAAACAGGTGCTGTAAACTTGTTTATTCCTGCAGCCAACACTGATCTGTAGCCTGCATCTGCATGGTCGACACTTGCACTGAGGGAAGTGATGGACTTAGTTCCTGATGCAGTCTGTCTTGATCCAGATATATGGGAGAACAACTTTCCAGTTCCACTTCCATTGTTTGCATCAGTCTGGCAAATATCGTCTAGAGTAAATACGTAAGAATACTGCGTCAAGCTGCCAGGCACGAGAGTTTCGCCACTAGCATCGACTGGCAACCTTGAGGCGAAGTCGACGTAAGAGTCGCTGTGTCTAATACTGGATGTGTGCCTGTGTGTCCAAATTCCGAAATATGCGTCCTTTGGATTTGCTATCGAACCATGAGAGGCTGAAACCCTTGTTCTCATCGATGGCCATCTGACTCCCAGCTCCTGCATTGAGCCTGTGTACGGTCCGGTGTTGGCATTCTTTGTATTCGCCTGCTCATCACCAAGCCAAGTTGACGCGCTCTCGACTCCAACCTTTAGATCAACGTCTTTAAGCTTTGGTGTGCCCAAAAATCCGAACGGAAGCAGTTCTGGATCCGAAACACCCATATCGACGTCTGTATCCACAACTACCCTAAAGTACTTAGAGAGGTTTGGGTGACTGCCATATGTCTTATAACGTCGAGCATCCGCGTCCCACTCCTGATACATATCTCCTATCTTTCTCGCAACATAATTGGAAGAATTGGGGTTAAGATTACAGTTCGAGAACTGCTCCACTATCTTCATCGCCAAATCGGAATCTTCTGCCTTTCTGACTACAACTGTGAAGGAGCCATATGGATCCGCGCTGTCTTTTCGAGCAGCCACAATGTTGCTTATTGATACTTTGTAATTCTTTTGTGTGTCTTCACCGGAGTCAAGAGCCACAAGCCTGAACAGCTTTTGCATGTTAGCTGCATCGAAGCTCGTAGGTGTTGCTCCCATATCCTGACTTATAAACCAGTTAGTTCCTGCGGGCTGGGATGCCTCTCTTCTGTCTTCGCCGTCAAATGTTCCGCTGAGTCCAAACGGTAGCGTAACTGCGAATGGTAGTGGACCACCACCTCCAGTGAAGCTTGCCGCCACAGTGCCGTCGACTGCGCTATCCCAACTGGCTCCATCGGTGGCTGCAGTGTTACCGCATCCAGCAGATGATTGAGTTAAGGTTACCGAGGCGCCTGTTACTGCTGCCGTTACCTTACCGCTAAGATTATGTCCTGCGGCATTTACCGCAGCTGCGAAGTTGGTTGCTGCTGCCGCAGCCTCCGCTGCCGCACCGCCGCCGGTGGTGTCCGCGCGTCTAAAGGATACCGTTGAAACACTATTAACTTTGACTACCCCATCAGCAAGATCTCCGTCGCTCTCCGCTTTAAATGTCACGCTTGTGCCGTCTTTAGCTGTGAGCAACAATGTTCCGTCGTCTGTGGCTTTGTCACTAAAGGTGAAAGACAAAGTAGCAGCCTGCAGTCCATTGCCTGCCGAATATGATATAACGTCCTGCTGAATATTGTCTTCAAATGATTCACCGAGCCAGTACTTTTTCGGATTTGAAGTTATAGTCGCATTTGTAAGTGTCGGGTTAGTGTTGAAAACCTTCCTTATAAACTTGGGAGAAGACTTATCAAAGTTAAATGTTATTGCCTCCAAGAGAGTCTCTGATTCGTATATTTCTGCCTTCCACTCTGGGCGGGTGCCCGCAGCATAACTTGCTGTTGTCGCACAGCCTCTTATCAGAGTGTTAACTGACGAGGTGGTTATCAGGTGAGCGACGTCGCTGTCTCCATGTCCTAGTACTGGGTGATTGTGGTGAGAACCGCTAAGCCTAACCTTGACATTGGAGTTGGCACCATAAAATATGGCTGCAACAGAACCAGTCAATCCGCCGAGCGTTTGAGTGGCCTGAGATGATGTACCCTGCCCAACAACGAGCGCATATGCGCTGCCTGCCTGCCAGCCGGCTTCACCTTTGTTAGCAGCTGCTTCAGAATCCTGAATACCTAAAAGCCTAACGAAGTTGACTGGGGCGGAGTTTCTAAGGTATGCCTGAACTGCATATGCGGCATATGAAGGAGCGAGATTCTCACTGCCTTCGCGCCACACGTCGGAACCTTCACCACCTGCAATGGGATCACCAAATATCTCGACAAATTCGGAAAACGAATCAAGTCGAACAGGGCGTAGTGATGGTCCTCTTCGGGCTCTACCAATTATAACTGGGCCCAAGGCGTCGGACGTCTTAGATAACTGTGAATTGTCTATTTCATTTAGAAATACACCGGGGGATACAAACTTAAATTTCTTGGCTGACATATTTTAACTCTCCTTTTATAAGAAAAATATTTTCAAGGAAATAATTATAAACTTTTTCTCTTAGTAAATAGTTTATCAAGAAGCAAAAGGAATATCTTTTCGGAAAAGAAAAAGGGCTCCCCGAAGGGAGCCCCCAAAGCAAAAGCTTTATCGCATATACAAGAGATTACTGCTTGATATACTGAACACTAATGACATCATCAGAATCCATAAGATCGACAACCTCAGACTCGAAAGTGATAACTGCACCAGATATCGCATAATCGAAGTCGCCTGCAGAGTTCGAAGACTCTTCAGCAGTTAGAAGCATACCATTCAAGAATACCATTTCTGAACTACCGAGTGGTGTCTGTGCAAGCTGAATAGTCAATGCTGCACCACCGCCAGGATTACCTGCTGTGGTAGCGTCAACGTTAGCCTTTGTGAATCTCTCGGACTGCCAAGAAACCGTCAAAGCGCCAGACGATGCCGTCAAACCGTTACCTGCGATCGCCGAAGCGAAGTCAGCTGCCGATTCACGCTTAAGCTTAGAGTCTGTTGCATCAAAGAAAACAACAGAGTCAGCGCCAATAGCGTAACCTGCATCAGCGAAGCCATCGAGGAAGTTAAGCTCTGCAGCAGTCGAAGAAACCGCTGTCGAACCAAGAACAAGCTGTCCGTCTGGAACAACAGCTCTTGCCGCACCACCAAGAATCAAGTCATCTGCAGATGTGTCCCACATCATGTAAGCACTTGCTGTGTCACCGTAGAACTTGACGTCATAACCCTGATCGTCAGCACCAACAGTTATCGTGTTGTCAACCTGTACAGCTCCGTCAATGTCAACTGCGTCAAGGTTTGCAGTACCATCAACATCGAGATCGGTACCAACATACAGCTTCTTAGCAACACCCATACCACCAGCAACGGTGAGAACACCGCTTGTTGAGCTAGTAGCGTCAGTGGTTGCAGAAACAGATACAACACCACCAGACGAAATCGCCATGGCGTCAGTGTCACTTGCGGAACCAATGGTACCCGCATCAGGAATAATTAGAGCCCCAGAGCCTCCGTTAAGAGTTAGGACACCCGTGCTAGAAAGCGCCATCTTCTCAGCTGCAGCTTCAGAAGCAGCAGTCTTAAAAGAGAGCTTAGTGGCGTTGTTGGAAGCCGAAAAATCACCTTCAGAAACAGCCTCAATACCAGCTGCTACTAAAACAGCGTCTGTACCAGCGCCTTCGTCTGGAGCCTGGAAGTTCAAAACACCCAACTTATCGTTGGCTGCGATGTCTGTATCACCAGCCTGCATTGTAAGTGTGAAAAACTTGTCGTCAGCTGTTGCAGCATGCTTCATTACGAGGCCTGCGTCAGCAGAGTGAGTCAAAGTAATTTCTTGATCGGCACCCATGTAGATGACACTGCCGTCAGCAAGGTACAAGTCCGACCATTCTGCCGATGCAGAACCTAGAGCGGCGCCGTCAGCAGCAGCGGGTGTAACTCCACCTGCGAACGTTGATGTACCAGTCGAAGTGATTGCACCACAACCAACCGTACCCAAGCCCGAGACGTTGCCAGAAGTATCAAATGTGTAGTTGCCATCTGTAAACACACCATCAATGGTAAGGTTACGAATTGTACCAATGTCCTTGTTGCTGTCAAGAACAAGAGCCTTGTTAGCTGCAGCAGTACCATCAGTGATACCGTCAAGCTTCTCCAAGTCCGCTTCGTTCATGCTAGCGTTACCAATGACAAAGCTGCCAGCAGTCTCAATGTTACCGTCTGCCTGAATGACACCAGCTGTCGAGATTGTAGCACCAGTAGAGCCGTAGCCACCGCCGAAAGTACCAGCAGCAGTACAAACCAAGCTTGCAACTGTTGCAGCACCAGTGTCGAGAGTACTCGAGCCGTTGTCGATGTTACCGAAACCGGAGCTGATAGCACCCGAGTTAAGAGTACCTACCGTTGTCAAGCTAGAAGTAACAACTCCAGAACCTAGTGTATTATTGCTGAGAACAGAAGTTCCTGCAATCTTGTACACCTTGCCCGAAACAACGTCCATGTGCTCCGATGATGTCCAAGCGTCAGTGCTGTCAATCCAGTTAAAAGTCTTATCACTGTCTGAAGACTTGAGAGTAATACCACCGCCATCAACAGCTGCATCATTGCCCTCAGAACCAGACGGTGATACAGCAAGTTCGATATTCTTATCGTCGAGCTGGACTGTAGTCGAATTCACAGTAACTGTCGTACCGTTAACTACAAGATCACCTGCAATTGTCGTAACCGATGAAGATCCTGAACCGATAGTGATATCAAGTTCGCCGTCTGCATTTCCGTCTTGAATGACAAGTCCTGCCTCTAGTCCGCCATCGTGAGATGCAACTCCGAGAGTCAACTTACCACCTTCAGCACCGTTTGATGCGTCAGCAACTTCAGCCAAGACTCTAGCATACAATACCTGATCTTGGTTGTCGTCGTCACCATAAAACTCGATAAGACCGACGTCATCGCCGTCAGCACCAGCAGCACCCTTGTCCTTGACAAAGCGCAAGCGAGCACCATTAGCATCATTGGTTGTATTCTTGATAGTGACGAGAGGATCTGTAGAGTTAGCAGAGCCAAAAGTCACAGTGTCAGAATCGATAGTAACCGCTGTTGAAGCATTAATATCAACCGTTGGTGCTGTCATGTCAAGTGTTGTTCCAGCATTGACTTCCAGATGTCCGTCAGCTGAAGCAACAATGTTTTCTCCACCTGCAGCATCATGGAACGACAACTTAGAGTCGCCAGCAAGAACCAGTTCATCAGCAGACTCATCCCACAGCATGTACTGTCCGGATGTAGCACCGAAGAACTTAACGTCATAGCCATCGCCGGCACCACCGACAGTTACAGTGCCGTCAATCTGCGTTGCACCATCAATGTCAACAGCGTCAAGGTTAGCTGTACCGTCAACATCAATGTTTCCAGAAATGTCAAGAGTTGCTGCATCAAGCTCACCAGAAATGGTGACGTTGCGAGCACCTGTGATATCAGCACTGGCATCCAAAACCATTGCCTTACTAGCTGCTGCAGTACCTGCAGTAACGCCATCAAGGAAACCAATTTCTGTTGCGTTGATTACAACCGAATCAAGCGTAAAGCTGGTATCACAAGCCAAAGTACCGCCGACATTCAAGGAGCCCATACTAGATGCGCCAGTTGATGTAATGGCACCACAGCCAATTGTTCCAATTGTTGCAATGTTCTTGCTTCCGTCGAGGACGACAGCTTTGCTAGCTGCAGCAGTACCATTAGTAATACCATCAAGCTTTTCCAAGTCAGCCTCGTCCATATCGGCAGAGCCAATAATAAAAGAGCTACCAGCCGTTACACTACCAGATGTTGTAAGATTACCAGCAGATGAGAGGCTCATTGTCTCTGCAGCTGCGGCAGATGAAGCAGTCTTGAAAGAGAGCTTCGTTGCGTTACTGGAAGCCGAAAAATCGCCTTCAGAAACAGCTTCGATACCAGCCGCCACCAAAACAGCGTCTGTACCGGCACCTTCGTCTGGAGCCTGGAAATTAATAACACCCAACTTGTCGTTGGCTGCAATATCCGTGTCACCAGTCTGTAGTGTCATTGTAAAATACGAATCGTCAGCAGTTGCGGCATGCTTAAAAGTAATACCTGAATCTGCGACGTGAGTCATTGTGATCTCTTGATCAGAACCCATCTTGATGATAGCGCCGTCGCCGAGGTAGATGTCGTTCCACTCCAGCGAGGTGCTACCCAAGTCAACCGCGTTTGCCGAACTTGGCAAAAGTGCAGTTGTAATGCTTATTTGTTTGTTATTGATAAAAGTTTTAGCCACTTCATCTCCTCCTGCGGCGTTGCTCATTCCCGATACTGAAAATAAGGCGCCTTCATTTGTTGTTGTTATTGATACGTTACCACTATCACCATCATTATCGTTTGTTAAATTAACTGTACTTCCTGAACGTGATGCTGTAATTTCAAGAACAGAGCCATTAACCATGTCCTTGATAGCTTCTGCTATTTGTGCTGTGCTGAGTGATGCGTCCGAACCAGATCCAGCTATCGTACCTTGACGAAAGTAAATCTTAGTATTTTCGGCACCGTGCCAAAATTGAGCGTTTGTTGGACTAAGCGTGTGTCTGGTAATATCATCGATAGCCGAACCTTGAGTGTACTCATCGTAACCCCAAGAGACATACTTTAATGCACTACCACCTATATCGCCACCGGGATCCTTAAATTCCATGCTACTAGCATTTCCTTTGTATCCTGCGTCTTCTGCCTGCAAAAGAACTCCGTATATCTCGTTAGAGGTATAGGTGTCGTTTCCAACGCTGCCTAGTGATTCGAGAGAGCCCGTAATACCAATACCTTTCGCTTCAACCTTTATCAAGCTATTGTCATTAGCATGCTTAATCGCAGCCATAAATGCTACGTTAAGCTTCCAACGGTTTGAGCCTGTGTTGACAGTGCGAATAAAGTAGTTTCTACTACTGTTTGTTTCGCGGTACAAAAAGTATCTAGGCGAACCACTTGAGCCATACTTTGCAAGAAGAACAGAACCTTCTCCCGTCAACGCAGACGCATTTGAATTACCAAAGCCTATCTTTATCTCTTCACCATCTACATCTCTAATGACATAGTGGGGGCGAGAACCGATAGCTACCAATCCAGAAGTTCCATCGTTTGCGGTTACGCTGTTCCACGTGCTAGTTAGATTCCCATAATCAGTTGGGATCCACGCTAAAAGTGCTTTTTTGGCGCCGTCAGCTTCATCATAAGTTGGGACGACTAGTCTGCCTTGTTGTGAGTCTTCGAATGGCAAGTCGCTTGCAGAACTATATCCTGCTGCGTCGCCACCACCTGACAATTTTAGGCCTCTAGCGTCGTTGTCTATAACAAAAGTTAGTGTATTAGTTCCGTCTCCAAGTACAAATCTAGGATAAGTAGCGGAATCGAAACTAGAACCACCCGATGCTATGACAACTGTTCCAGTTGCTGCTGCCATATGTAAAATCCTCCTTACATATTTCTATTGTGAGGACTATAATATTATCAAATGTAATGTAATGTGAATTGTCTAGAATTAACGAACGTCATACCTATATATGATCAAACTTACTTAAGAGAACAAAACTTTTTTCAAGTTTCTTACAATATTGTCAAACTTGCAAAAATCTGATTCTAAAAATTCGAGGGATTTTAGCTTACAAACGCCTTCAGAGTCTTCAAATTCAAAGTAAAACTTACCGTTTTCGAGTCGTTTGCAGTTCACAAGCTTTACCCCATGCAGCTGCAAAAAAGCAGCAATTCCAATATCGCTCGTAATATAATTTGAATTTTCCAACTCTTTATCCCTCCAATATTCTTTCATACCTTAAATAGTCTAATCTGACTGTTTCTTCATAAATGATCCCTTTTCGCCTCGCACCTGCGGTACGTTCAAGACATAATCAACATCATCAGAAAGATTGTTTTGATTTCGCAAGCCCATAACATGCTCTGACAACCTTTCTTTACCTTCAGCTATCGCTTTTCGAATCTTGAGCTTACTTTCTTCGAAATTAGCGCACATAACCCCTAACTGCTCATGAAGAGACTTTATGTGTGCCTGAATATCCACTACTGGTTGCATTCCCTCCCACTCTATCTCTACAAACTCTGGAGAATCTTCTGCAGAAACCCCAACTGGAGGTAATGGGGGCGGTGACACTGCGTTTGCGTTCTCTCTTATGATATCTTCATCTGCAACAGTTGTCGCGCTCTCGTCATTTTCGGCATCAGCCTCTACCTCACCCAATAGAGATGATAATTCTTCCATATCAGATGCTTCCAGGCTGGAATCTTTAAGCTTGTCCTTAAGACGTCTGATTTTATCTGCTAAACTCATTTTTTTACTCCTTTATATTATGCTTTTACGTAAGTTATTCTTATTTGATCGTCGATGGCGTCGCCGCCGCCTTTTTCTGCTGCAGTTTCTGGTGTATAGTCTGCATGAAACGTTATTGTGCTGCCTCCAGATATCTCATAGTCGAATCCCGAAGCTATTGGGCCAGGATACAACAACATACCATTGAAAAACAGAGTTTCTGTGTTTTCTCTTATCGAGTTTTCTGTCGTGAATACTCTATTTCCCCCTCCAATAACCCCTGCGGGGACTTCACCTATCGCATATGCCTCCACCAAGAGCGTATTGAAGACGGACTTTGTTACCGTACCCCCACCTGCGCCTCCCAGAGAGTGCGTTCCTGCTGCTCCGACGTTACTAAAGTATGGCAAGCCAGGACAGGGCATGTATCCTCCGCCGAAAGAGAATCCTGAAAGTCCATAATAGTTTCCAAGCTCATGTTCAGGTATCTCGCCGAGCACTATTCTTTCTCTAGGTATCTTTACTTCAACTGCGTTCTCTCTATACACAAACTTAGGCTTTACTTGGTTTTTATCATCGCCAATAAGGTAGCCGAGTATCTCAATCTGTATCTTGGTTTCAAACTTTCTTTCGTCGTTTGTATAATCTGAGATATTGTTGTTTTGTGAAAAATCCTGCTGTATAAAGCCTTCGTATCTATGTCCATTGCTAGATATCAAAATATAGTTTACGCCGCCTGGACGGGTTGCAAAGGGCACTACAAGCTCATTCATTTGCTGCTGATACTCTGTCCTTATGGTTATTTCGTACGTAACAGTGACGTACACGGGAATCGGTGTTGTAACCGTTGAATAAACAATCTTTTGGTTCGGGCGAGGAAAGTTGATTTGTCCTCTCTTTCTTTGCATATCTGCGTTTGCAAAGTTTGATGTCTTCACTTGCTTCAAAAGTCTAGCAACAGGAATCGCGCCACCCTTGTGATCGCTTTCCTCCGGAACATTCGCCCAAATTGTACCTTTTTTAGAGGGATCTTTCACAACCGACGATCTCTCGATAGTCATTATCGGGAGAATTAACATTCCATTTTTATCTCTTACTTCTTCGCCCTGCTTGCTTTGATAGCCGCGTTCGGCAGATGCCCACATGACAGGAACCTTTCTCCAGCCCGAGTTTGTAGATGAAAATAAGTTCATCTCATCCCTCAAGTACCGGAGCATCGCTAAGTCTATATTCTCCATTGTAGATGCTGGAAAGGGTATTTCCTTTATATCAAGCGCACAATCTTTTTTACTTGCCATTGAATAATCCCTCTCTTGCTCTCACGCACGTAGCGGCGATTTCGAAGCTGCTTTCTGCTTGTCCGAAAAGCCATCTAGGTTCTGTTAGTGTAAGTATCTCATAATATTTATCAGAAAACAAGACAAAATCACCCTCTCTTACAAAAAGATTTTGATCCTCTGTTAATCTGCGCTTATGAAAGTTAACAGTTATTCTCTCTACCCTGTCGACACCCAATCCAGTTGTCGTAGTTTCCTGTGATTCGAACTTTACAAAAGCATGAACCCTTATTGGACTAAGAAAGTTCTTTTCAATTGCCTCTCCATACACCTCGTTGAAAGAAGTATGCTCGAGACTAACTGGATAATACAGAATCGTTTGCCCTACCACCCTCTCTATTATTTCATCATTGACTTGCTTAACGAAATCCTTCTCTTTCTTTCCGGTAAACAAGGGGGCTGGTGGACGTGCTGGTTGACTCCATTTATTGTCTTCAGACATTTGCTATTCTCCTATCCAACAAAAATGTGCATTGGCATTTGTTCCATAACACGGTTTGAGTTCTCTGCCAGAGTAGCATCACCCTCAGATAGCTTGACATATGTCATCTCGGACAAAGTAGTCTTTAGTTCTTCTCTAAGTTTATCTTGCTCTTCTCTTGCTTGGTTGACAAGATCTGTGCCGTTTAACGTTACAGACTCGCCAGGTATCGGGACTTGAGAAAATTTGCTTCTAACTTGTCCTAATATTTCCTTACTTAGCGACAGAGAAAATCTTCTTATCCACTGCTTACCTATCGAGTTGATATTCTCAAACGGAAGATTGGCAAGAGGCAGTGTATTCATATTGTTTATTCCATCAATACCTGCAGAGCCGTTCGCGTCATCTGTAAAGGAGTCAGACGGAATAGAAAATTCAACCCACATCTTTGTTGGTGAGAAATTCTGAGGTATTGGGAACAACCTTAAATTGTTATCATGTATCTCATATGAAAAATGAGACATTCTTGTATAAATTGCGTCTTCAAATGCCAACGCTTGGGCTTTATTTTGCCATGTTGGAACAAGCTGAAATGATGAATCATCCGAAAACTGTCCATAATTATGAAGGTTACCCACAACGTTGAGCCCACCATAGTATCCATAAAACCTCCACATTGCATGAGGAGTCTTGTAATAAACCTTCTTGACAAGTATTCTTTTGCCTGCAAGCTTTTCAGCATAAGGAGTTGTAGTAACACCATTGACAAAATTTGTTACTGTCAAGCCGGATGCAGCGTCAATTATTGTTGTGTTTCCATCTGCACTGGCAGTGTCTTGTGTCAATGTCACCACCTTATCATCAACTGTTGCTGTTATCTTTATAGCGTGGGCGTTTATTTCATCTGCTGTTTGCGAAGCTGCACGAGCTGCTTTCAGAGCATCCGTTGCCTGCACAGCCGCTGCAGAGACTCCTATTGATCCGTTTCCAGTAGTGTTGTTGTCCTCGGTATTGAACTGAAACTCTACTGTAAGTCCCGATGTGTCTACCAAAGTTATCTTCTCATCGTCTGCGGGACATGAAGTGAAAGTTATACTACCAGTAGCTGAAACATTTGTTACTGATGCCATTATTGACTGTAAGTCGTAGTCCTGCTTGCC